ACCGATGCGCTGTCTGTCGCCGATCCCACCGGCCTCCAGGCCCCATCGACCACGATGTTCGGCACCCTCGCCGGGTCAACGGCCAGGATCTGGGACCCGGTTAACAACGCGGGCACGTCCGGCGGCGAGGAAGCGGTGCAGGTCGCCCCTGGCTACGTCGCCGGGTCCAACCCGGTGCCCCTGGTGGCGAACCTGGCGAACACGCACACCGTAGGCGCCGGGCCCGCCGGGCAGGTCGGCGTCTCCGAGCTGCCCGCCTCCGTCCACCAGGCCGTCATCTGCCACGCGGTGGCGCTGATGCTCCGCGAGGACGTATCGAGCGATGAGCCATTCGCCGGAGTCACGTTCGGCCCGTCAGCCCGCCGCAGCAGGAAGGGCGGCAAGGCCGGTGGCCTGCTCGACCACGCCTGCACCCTTCTGGAGCCATACCGGAGGGTCCGGTAACCGCGACCAGCCGCGAGATCGTCCAGACCGGAATCGCGCAGTTCTTCGGCGGCTCCACGTACGACACCGAGGCACGCGCTTATCGCGGCGCCATTCCGAGCGCGCTTTTCACTGCGGGCCTCTCGACCGTCCGGGCCCACCAGAGCAAGCGCATAGACGACATGGATTTCGTGCTCGCCCAGGCCGCCGGGCGCGGCATGGGCGCCTACATGATCGTAGAGCTTCCCGACGACGACGAGTTCCGCAAGTCAATGCCAGCGGGCACCGGCCGGAAGCGGATTGTCTATCAGGCGGTCCTGCATATTTACCACCTGGCGCACAAAGCCCACTCCGAGGACGCCGAGGCAGATGTCAACGGCCTTCTTGAGGCCGTCAAAACCGCCATCCGCGCTGACGTGACGCTCGGCGGTATCTGCTATCAGGCGGGCGAGTCCAGGCGCGGAATCAAGACCAGGGTCGCGCCATCGGCCGTCCCGAAGGAAATCACCGGCACGTACGTGCAGATGAAACTTGAAGTAGAGGTAATGATCGTTGCCTAAAGGCTACCGATACGCGGGCGAAGTGCCGCGACTTTACCCCGGAATCCCTGCCCCCGAAGGCGGAAGCCTGGTCGCCAATCCCGGCGACGTGATGGATTTCGACGTTCCCCCGCCCGGCCTCTGGGTGCCGGTCGATGACAAGCCCGCCAAGGCGGCCAAGGCTGAGAAGGCCGGAGACTAAATGCCTGCTACTTCTATCGTTTTTCCGGAGTCTCAGGAATGGGTGGGCATCGCCCGCGAGCTGATAGCCGGGACAGGCGTCAGCCCGGTTGTCTCCATTCCGGCCGACAAGATGGAACCGGACGAAAAGCCGGTCTGGCTGGAGGACAAGGGACTCCGAGGCCAGATGACCACGGAGTTCGGCCTGATCCAGGGTACGGAATCCGCTGATTTCTCGCTCAACGGCCCGGTCTACATCGACACCATCGGGCATCTGCTGTTCAACATCTTCGGCGACTATTCCGCGACCGGCAGCTCGCCCACCCACGCGACGACGTTTACCGCGCCGCTGGCGCTCGGTGCGACCAGCGGAACGCTGACCACCTCGACCGGCTATGCGATCGGCTCTATCTGCCAGATCGACACGGCGCCGATCGCCGAGGTAGTAGTCCTGACCGGCCTCGCAGGCGCCAATGCGACCTGGGCGAATAACCCGTGCCGGTTCGCGCACACCGGCACCCCTGCCGTGTCCATCGTGGCCGCGCCCTTCACCCACACATTTGCCTTGCTGAACAGTGGCTACGGCCAGCCGGTCACGCACACGCTGACGTTCCACCAGGGCATCTCGGCGACGTACTTCGCCCGGCAGTACGCCTACTTCTGCGCTTCCGAGATCGCCTTCACCGCGAACGCCACCGGGCTTTTCAGCCACACGACCAAGGGCATGTCTTTCCTCGGCGCCATCCCGAGCGTCGCCCCGGTCAACACATTCGACACCGCGCTCGCACAGGCCGCCTGGGAGACGAAGATCGGCATCGGCGGACCGGCAGCGGGCGGCACGCTGATCAGCGACGTTGAGGAATCCGGGATCACCCTCACCCGCACCGCCAAGCCGATCTGGACCGCCGCGAACCAGCAGGCGCCGTTCATCATCGCCAGGAATGAGCTGAATGTCGGCGGCTCGTTCAAGGAACTGGCGCAGTCCGAGCAGCCGATGCTCAACATGCTGAACAACGTCCAGCCGCAGATCCAGATCATCATCTCCAACGGCCTTACCGGAGCGAGCCTGCTGAGCGCGACATTCAATCTCCAGCAGGCCGCGTACGACACGGCGAAGCTCAGCTCAAACGGCGTCATCGAATACGACGTGTCGTTTAAGGCAATCGCCAACTCGACCAATGTCGGCGGCTCGGCCGGCCTGGGCCCGGCGACCGTGATTCTCCAGAACGCCACCCCGACCTACTAAGCACCAAAAGGGATCAGCGAAAATGCCAGTGCGAGTGCAGCTAGACGAGACCAACTGGGCTGATGTCGTTGACATCGAAGCCCTGCGGGACGGAGACCGCAAGCGCGTGAACCGCGCCATCAGGGTCCAGGTAGACGAGAACCAGCGCCCCATCCTGCCGGGCAGCATGGAAGACGACATGCGGGACGCATTCCTGGCCGAGGCCGTCACCGACTGGTCCCTGCCGTTCCCGGTCCCGTCCAGGGACGCGAAAAGCCTGGACAAGCTCACCATCGCCCAGGCCGCGAAGCTCCACGAGGCCGTCAGGCCGCACATGGACCTGATCAAGTCCGAGGGCGACCCGACCAGGCGCGGCACGGACCCTACCGCCGGCTCCGAGAGCTAAAGCGCTACCTCGCCGGGGCCTCCTACGACGCGGCCCTGGTGCCGTGGGAGCAGTACCGCTACGCGGCCTACGCCCGCCGGTTCGGCTGGACGCCCGCTCAGGTAGACGAGCTGCCGCTCGTCACCGAGCCCTGGCTGTTCCCGATCGTCAGTGCGATGGACGAAGCCGACGCCAGGCGGCAGGAGCAGGCCCAGGCGGACGCTGAGCGCCGCCACAAGCGCATGAGCGGGGTCAGGTGAATATCGGCGTAACCGTGGACGCGGCAGCCTGGCAGGCCGCCACAGACGACCTGCTGGCCATCATCGGCGACCACATGCTCGCCGCCTCCGTCGAAGGCGCCGGACGCATTCAGGATGCCACCAGGGGCCTCCTGACGGCCCAGTCCCACGCGGCCCATACCAAGACGCCCTCCGTCGCCCCCGAGCCCCCAGCAATGATCTCGGGGGCGCTTGCGGCGTCTGTGATCGTAACGCCCGTGCCGGACGAGCTTGGCGCGGACGTAGGCCCGACAACCGACTACGGGCGCATCCAGGAAATCGGCGGCTGGATGCAGGGCCACCCGCTGATGCACTGGATTGAGGACGGCATAGAGCACTGGAGCGCGGGCCATTCCCTCCCCGAAAGGCCGTCGCTCGGGCCTGCAACCGGAGCGGTCGTTGACTCAGGCGACCTAGAGCAAATCTACGAGGACCACGTTCTAGAGGCGATTCAGGAAGTGACGGTTTAAGGCTTGGCAGGCGAGTACCTACCGCCCGTCGTCACGCGGCTGACCGCCGACATAGACGATTTCGTGTCCAAGATCGAGGAATGCAAGGCGGCCGTCAAGTCCCTGACAGACATGTCGGCGACCATTCCGATCAAATTCGACGTTGACACGCGGTCGCTGGCAAGGGCCAGGACGTACGCACGGCAGCTCCAGGCGGCCATGCCGCCGTCGAATATCCCGATCAAGTTCGATGTCAACGCCGCGAGCGCTGCGAGCGCCATTGCCGCGACCCGAGCGGTAAGCGCGGGAGCCAATCAGGCCGCGAGGGGCGTCGGCTTCTGGGGACTGACGGCCAGCCAGTGGTTCAAGCTGGTCCACAACACGATCATGGTCTTCGGCGCTCAGGTCATCGCCGACACGATCGGGATCACGGCGTTCGGCATCGCGGCGGCAGGGGCGCTCGGCCCGGTATTCAAGAACATCTCCAACCTCGGTGCGGCCTGGAGCACGTTCAGCGGCGCCCAGCAGGTCGCCGCCCAGAACACGTACAACTTCATGAACAGCCTGCAAGGCCACGACGTGCAGGTGCTCGCCGTCTACGACACGCTCCTCCAGGCGGTCAGCCAGCACATGGGCCAGGCCGGCAGCG